CACAACCTACAAGCTGTATTCTGGTCTGCGAATCGTGCATGCAGAATGTACGCATATCAAGACATGCTCTCCACATTGACAAGTGGGGGAAATCGCTTCAACACTGATGGAACATTGCGTACATCTGTACTCAGCACGACACTCAACGTTCTACAAGTGGTTCGTGAGGAGCTGGCAGAAGCAAAAATGGGTACGCAGTACACCGATCAGTCTTTGCAAGTCTCTATCAGTGGGGTCGATCCGGATAGTTTGCGATAAGTTTGTGCCGTGGTACAACAGACATACACGCCGTGTGGTGCAGCGAAAAAAATTTTCGACTGCAGGGACCCCGAAGTACTAATTGCTGGTCCTGCGGGCACTGGAAAATCATATGCGTGTTTGATGAAACTATACGCAAGTGCTTTTGCGAACGCTGGTGCACGGTTTCTCATTGTAAGAAAAGTCCAGGCGTCCCTCTCATCAAGCGCATTGGTCACGTGGCGTAAACATGTGATACAGCCAGCTGTGCAATGCGGATTACTGAACTACTATGGTGGTTCCGCAGTCGAGCCACCACAGTACCGGTTCTCGAACGGTTCGTCCGTCATGCTAGGTGGCATGAACAATGCAGATAGAGTGCTTAGTACGGAGTTTGACATAATTTACGTGCAAGAGGCGACTGAACTTGCACTTGTTGACTGGGAGATATTGGTATCTCGATTGCGAAATGGAAAAATCTCGTATCAACAGATCATCGCTGATTCAAATCCCTCCAGTGAACATCACTGGATAAAACAGCGGTGCAACGAGGGGAAAACGACGCTTTTTCACTCGAAACACCAGGACAATCCTCTTTTCTGGGATTCTAAAAAAGAAGACTGGACAGTAAAGGGTGAGTCGTACCTATCTCATTTGCGTGCGCTCACTGGGGTGCGCCGTGAGCGCTTGTATGAAGGTCGGTGGGTTTCTGAGGAGGGGACGATTTTTGTTGGGTTTCATGAGCGTGTACACGTTATTGAGCCATTCGAGATTCCCTCTGATTGGCTTCGCTATCTTACGATCGACTTTGGGTACACAAACCCATTTGTCTGTCAGTGGTGGGCGATTGACCCCGATGGCCGTGCATACATGTATAGGGAAATTTATCGTACACAACGTCTTGTGGAGGACCACGCAAAACAGATACAAGAGTACATTGATGAGGACGGGGTGTCGCCCGAGTCTGTCTTGGCCGATCACGATGCAGAGGGTCGAGCAACCCTGGAGAAATACCTGCGACGCAGCATAAAACCTGCAAAAAAAGATGTGCTTCGTGGTATAGAGGCAGTACAGTCAAGATTTCGCATACCAGAGGACAAAAAACCTCGTTTGTGCTTTTTCTCCGACAGTCTTGTAGAGCGTGACCTACGCCTACGAAACCGTGGAAAACCATGTTCAACCGTCGAAGAAATTGCAGGTTACGTGTGGTCAAATAGAAAAACAGAATCAGGTGTTGACCACCCGGTGAAAACGAACGACCACGGCGTGGATTGCATTCGGTATATGATTGCTCACATTGATCTGCGAGTTACCCCGTCATTTTTGTCTGTTGAGGTCTAGGCGTGCGTTTTCAAGCACTTTTCCCCATTGCCGCTGCAATATGTTTTGTTTTGTTTGCCTCCCACTACGGGGTACAGTACGGGTATTTCATTCTCGGCTGTTTTTTGCTATATATTGAATGGCGTATCTCTGACAAGGAAGAATAAGTTTTTGCATGGCCCGATCCACAATTGGCGACATAAGGCAAGTTTTTAATAGACGAAAAAACAGCTCATCCGCTATGTCTGATACGCCAATCACCTCTCCACCAAACAGCATTGGCAGTTTCTTCGGTGGGTCCGATCGCTCTCAGATGGACATGTTCTCCCGAGTCTCCACCCTCTGGTCCGCAATTAACTTGCGGATGAACGCTGTGTCGAAAACAACATTTCGCTTGTACCGTGGGAATATCGGTGATGGGGCCAAAACAGAGGTTACAAAGCATCCGGCTCTCGTTGTGCTTCAGCAACCCAATCCGGACACCTCTCGCACAGAATTTTTTCGCACCTGGCAAGCGCATAGGGATCTCACAGGAAAGGCGTACATCTATGTCGCAAAATCAAGCACTCCGGGCTTTTCTAATCGCCCTTTGTACATTTATAACCTCCGTCCCGATCTAACCGATCCAGTTACCGACGAACTCGGGGAGACAACAGGCTATAGGTACACTCCGCCCAGTGGAGGGGGGCAGGTTATCTACGACGCAGCGGATATCGATTTCATGCGATACATCGATCCGGCTAACCCGATAAGCGGTATTGGCCCGGTGAAGTCTCTCTTCACTGAGCTGCATTCATCTGCTCTGGCCTCCGACTGGCAGCGATTCTTTTTTCTCAACTCTGCGAACCCCGGCGGGGTACTTGAGTACGATCAGGTACTCGAAGACCATGAGATGGAACGAATCGTAAAGCAACTTGAAGAATTGCATAAAGGTGTACGCAATTCTCACAGAGTGCTCATTGCCAATGGGGGGAGGTGGCAGTCGAACGCTCAGAACGTACGGGACATGCAGTTCCCAGAGTTACGGGAAGGGCTGAGAGACGCTGTCCTGGAGACCTTCGGGGTACCAAAAATTCTGCTCGGCCAGACAAACAATGTGAATAGAGCGTCCGCTGAAACTGCAGAGTACATTTTTGCAAAATGGGTCATAGAGCCTATCCTCGTCGACCTCCGAGAGTGGCTAAATTACTGTTTTCTCCCACGTTTCTCCAGCACAGATAGGTTTGGACGCTTGTACTTTGATTTTGATTCCCCCGTGAAAAATCCCGACGAAGAGGAAGGGACCAGCGATGAGTAGCACACGGGTACAAAGACTCCTTCCCACGTCAAATCAGCCTTGGTTCCGATTTCAAAATCGTGTATCCCCTGATTCTGACACTACGTGTATCTACATCATGGACGATATTGGCTATTACTATGTGACGTCGCAAGATTTTGTGCGTCAGCTTAATAATGTCGTGACTCCGAAGATTGATTTGCACATTAACACAATGGGTGGGGATGTTTTTGAGGGTGTCGCAATATTCAACGCTTTGCGCAACCACACTGCAAGAGTAAGAGTGATTGTCGATGGGATGGCTGCGTCCATAGGGGCAGTGATCGCAATGGCAGGTGATGAGATTGTCATGAACACTGGCAGCATGATGGTCGTGCACGAGGGGCATACATATGCATCTGGTACTGCCTCGGCACTCAGAGATATCGCAAATACAGTGGAGATGGTGACCCTCAACATCGCAGAAATTTTTGCTTTGCGGGCTGGGGGGGATGCAAAGAAATGGCTTGAGTTTATGACTGCGACCGAAAAAAATCTAGGCACAATGTTTACCGCAGAGCAGGCAGTTGAAGTTGGACTTGCGGATAGTGTTGCTGATTTTGGAGGGTCGAGTGAGGGGGCGACTACTGATAAATTGACCACTGGGGGCGCATCTAGCGAGGATTCTATCACTGATGATGCGCCTACTTCTTCTGGGAATCTCCAGCCTAGTGTTAATGTCACGAGAAATGAAAAATGGTACACCGAGGTAAATTTAAATGACTTTGCCGATTTGGCTTCTAGGCACAATGGCAGTTCTGGCGTCGGTACCGATACTACAGCGGCTACTTTGACGGAGAGTCGTGTTTCTGCCGAGCACATGCAAAATATTCTTTTTGGCTTTAGAAAGAGGTTTCCCCCCACATGACTGCGACGATGACATCCTCAGGCGAGACCTCTGCGTACACGCCTGAGGATCTTACCCGCTTACTCGACCCAAAAAATACAAAAGAATTCTCTGAGCTGTACGATAAGGGCAATTTTCCCGTTTTTCTGCAAAACTATCTGAACAATTTTGCAGAAGAGAGCCAGGCTCATATCGATGCTCAAATCGACGCCCAAATGGGTGCGGTACTGACAGAGCTGCTGAAAAAATTTCCTGAGAATACAGGAAACCGTCCCCCCACCCAAGCGTCTGTCGTGGTGGAAGAGGAGGGCATTCGTCGCATTTATTCCAGGAGAAAAACACACCTACCGAACAAAAAAGCTCCTGGTGCGCCGCTTGACAGTCTGAGACGTCCGCTTCACGACTATTTTATGGCGGTGACTGAGCGTGCTCGTGACGTTGTAGATCCACACAATCTTAAAGAACTACATGCCCAGTCGGAAGCAGCACGTCAGAAATACAACAATGATTATGGGACGGTGATACCTGCGGAGGGTGGTATTCTCATTCCGGAGACACTCCGGTCGGAGATTATGTCTCTCGCACTGGAAGCCTCTATTGTACGTGGACGTGCAACTCCAATTGCTATGCAAGGCGGGAACGTCATTATTCCTGCTGTGGAGAGTTCATCGCACGCTGAGAGTGTTTTCGGCGGTGTCGTCGCCACCTGGCAGGATGAGGCTACCGCCCCTGCAACAACATCAGCGACGTTTCGGGGTATCGAATTGAACCCGAAAAAACTGATGTTGAACTCATCCGTGGCAAATGAATTGATGGCCGATAGTCCAGCTTTTGAAAGCTGGTTTATGGTTGCGATGCCTGAGGCGCAAGCCTATTTTGAGGATCTTGCATTCATCGATGGAAATGGTACGTCCCGCCCACAAGGGTTTAAGAACGCTTCTGCTGCGGTGACGGTTGCTGCAGAGGTAGGGCAGCCTGCGACGACCATCGTGTGGGAGAACTTGGTCAAAATGTTTTCCCGAATGCTTCCACAATCATTGAACAATGCTGTTTGGATAGCGAATTTGGATACATTCCCCGAGTTGGCGACAATGGCGCAGTCTGTTGGTACAGGTGGAAGTGCCGTTTGGCTGGAAAACGGGGAAGAATCACGGCCAATGAGCATTCTCGGCCGTCCGCTCGTTTTCTCTGAGAAAATGGAAACTCTGGGTACTGCAGGTGACATTATGTTTGTCGATCTGAAGTATTATTTGGTGGGAGACAGACAGTCAATACAGTTTACATCTAGTATGCACAGTTCTTTCACATCTGACAAGACCGATTTCAAGGTCATATCACGAGTGGACGGCCGCCCTTGGCTGTCAACTGCGCTGACTCCTCGAAAAAGTGCGTCGACTTTGTCTCCGTTTGTCAAACTTGCGACGAGATCCTGAGGTCTTGCTATGACAACGATGATTCAGGGCGATGAGGTACGGGCAATCGCAGGTGGTATTTTCGTTAGTCGTGCAACTGCGACGCTACCACAGACAGGGGCAGAATCACTTTTTACCATCACCGGAGGCGGTGTGCATGTTGTCTCTCTTATTGGAGAGGTGACAACGGTGATCGAGACGCAGATAAATGCTACAAAACTTGTATTCAATCCGACTGCGACAGGCGCAAGTACAGACCTGTGTGCGACATTGGATATCACTGCTGATGCGGTAGGTACGTTTTATTCGCTCACTGGGACTGCAGCAACCGCTATGACAGCAGGACTACAATGTCTCGTGTCAAGCTTGCAGCTGGCGAGTCCGTTGTACCTTGAACCTGGGGCGATCGAGCTGGATTGTGGAGCGAGTAATACGGGGTCCGTTGCTTGGAAGCTACTGTACTACCCCTATGACAATGGTGCAGCGATCGTAGCAGCCTGATTTCACAGTGAAAGGTAAAAATGGTCTTTGAAGGACTAGGGTTCACATTTAATGTCATTGCTGCTGCAAGTGGCGTGCATATTCCTATGTCACGGGCGCAGGTAATCTCATTCGTAACGTTTGAGGATGACGGATCGACAATTCTCACGCTAAAAGAGTCTATTGGCGGAGCATCAGAACAGAATCTTGTCAAAATTGACCGTTTCTGGAAATCACCTGGAATCGGTGGTGCGTGGACAGAGGTCACACAGACTGCAGCTGCAACAGCCGACCTGGCTGATGATACGACAAATGATTCGATGGTTGTGACAATTCGTGCTCGCCAATTATCTGATGGGTTTGATTCCGTCGAGGCGACGGTCGATGGTGGAATTTGTATTGCGGTAATCTATAGTTTGGCAGAGATGGCCAACCCGAGTTCGTTGCCGTCCAATCTGGTTGTGTAAAAGGACCCAACGCTTGTTAGACAGGGATATACAAGTGTTGTTGCGATAGATTGATGATGTCGGTAGCCGACATGGCAGCTGGTCAGGCACGGGGTCTGCGTGTGTCCTTGCAGACTTCGTGCCGTTTCTACTTTGATGGGATTTTGTTGGCAAGCGGAATTTTTGTCCAAACATTCGTAAATATCTTCACTGGGGATGCGAACGCTCCTGACCTGTCAGATAGCACCTCCGGAGCGTTCAAATGCGCACTGTTCACTACCATGCCAACAGCAATACAACTGCAGACAGCAACTACATACAACGCATTCGGCACTGAGCATGCAGCAACAGGAAACTACACGACAGGTGGGATTGTCGTCCCGAATAGCGGTCCCGCACCCACATTCACAAACTCTGACAATAATGTGTACTGGGACATAGCCGATGTTGCGTTTACCGGTACCGGGGCCAGTGACCTCACTGTATCCGGGGTGAATGGGTGCGTCATCTACCAGGACAGCAAAACGGGAGACCCCCCAGTTGTCGCAATAGATTTTGCAACTCCACAGTCTGTTACCATCGGCAGGTTGACTGTTTCATGGGCTGTGCCAGGAGCTACCGGCGGCGTATTCTACGTGGACTTGGCCGTTTGATTGGGGGCTAGATGCCGATAATATCTCTCACTACGGTTGCGAGCGAGACCCATCCTGCGGGCAGCGGAGGAAACACATGGCTCACCTCCGCATCAGCGGACAAAACAATCGGGCTGGCATTTTCTGAAGGTGTTACGGTCCCAAAAGACGCAACTATTGTATCTGCAGTCATAAATCAGCATTTTTTGGTGCAAGCTGCAGAGGGAATGAAAGTAACCCCGAAGCTTCTTGCAGAAGACGATGCGACGACGAGTGCGCCGTTTGTCTGGATCTACGCTGGTTCGACATACGATGGGGTGGAGCACGATTTTACTTCTGTTGGCACGGGAGTGTTTTTTCTCGATATCGACATAACATCATCGGTGCAATCTGTAGTGAATCGTGCAGGATGGGTCTCGGGAAACCATGTCGGTGTGCAGTATGAGATGGTCCTGACTGGCATCAACAAGGTCTTTTGTCGAGTTTCTGAAACCAAGCTAGAAATCGTGTGGAATTTTGCGGATGTTGCTGGTGCTATGTCCGGAATTCCTACACCTACGGTAGAGACTGTTGCTTCGGAGATTGAGGAGACGACAGTTTTTCCTGAGCCAGTGCATGGGAGATACAAGGTTTTGTACCCTGTTGGTTTGGGTCATGCAGTAGGGGCATGGGAAAGTCTTTTAGCAGTGCAACAGCGACAATCAGTGTTTACCGCTGAGTGGGAGGCGAGTGCTCCTGAGGCATGCCCGAATGACGGGACACCACTTTTGGAGGGACCAAACGGTGATTTGGTTTGTCCGTTTGACGAGTGGGTTTGGTCTGGGCATCCGTTGGATAAGGCGTAACATGGATATTTGGTATTGCACACGAGAGGATCTTCAATTCTCTACAGATACGTACTACTCATCTGCGATAAACACCCAAATCGACATAGTCATTGCATCGGCATCACGAAAAGCCGAAAGCCGGGAACTCTGCAACAGAGTCTTTTATCCCACGTTCAACGCAACAAAATATATGGATTGGCCTGCGAATCCTCGATCAAAATCGTGGCGTCTCTGGGCTGAAGGATTCGACATTATCAGTGTCGACACGCTTGTTGTTGCAGATCAAACGGTGTCTTCTGCAGATTTTTTCCTGGAGCCAGTGAATGCCGGGCCGCCGTACTATGCGATAGAGATGAAAAAAGATGGTGACACTGCGTCTTTTTCCAGCAGTGCTACCAGCCAGCGAGCTGTCGAAATAACTGGTACTTTTGGGTATACTGCCACCACTGTTTCTATCGGTACGATAACTGCGAATATAGACACATCTGAAACGGCCGTTTCCCTGAGCACACCACTGAACTGGGGAGTTGGGTCTCTTTTGGTGGTGGGCGCAGAGTGGATGCGAATAATAGATCGTGCTTGGGGAGACACAACAGTTGATGCGACAAACTCTCTCACTGCTGCGAGTAACGACAGAACACTGTTAGTGGGGTCCACTGCAACGTTTCTTCCTGGACAGCTTTTGCGTATGAACGCTGAGACATTACGTGTGGAGACGGTAGATTCTGCAACACAACTTACTGTTACACGAGCTGTTCATGGATCTGTTCTCGCAGCTCACAGCACTGATTCTCTCTACGCACAGAACGACGCTACGGTTGAACGTGCTATTCTCGGCACAACAGCAACGTCACACAGTAGTGGCGACGCTGTTTCTGCATGGGAAGTGCCAAGCGTTTTACGGACGTATGTCATAGCGGAAGCGACAGTGATGTTGCAACAGCAGGCAAGTGCGTACGGACGGACGATTGGAGCTGGAGACGGGGCCAGAGAGGCTCGTGGTGCAGGACTTGCAAGTGAAAGAATGGCGTTACGTGACAGCTATCGACGTCGATCACGCATTTTCTCAGTGTAGGTGCGCTTTTTAGTTAGGATTCAATGGCTGAAGTACGGCTGAATGTCGAGGGATTTCCCTACCCTGGTGTCGCAAGAGTTGCTGTCGGGGCAGCGACAGATGAGGCGATTGTCGGACTTTCGAGCCACACGCTGCGGTTTTTGCGCCACTCTACGAAAATCTATAAGCATCCGACAGGTCGCTACAAGGGAAGCATTGTACAAATAAAAACGGCGGATTCTACGACAATCACCGATGGCGGAGTGGTGTATGGCCCGTGGTTGGAATTCGGTGGGAGAGGTTTCGCAGGATACTCTTTGTGGAAGAAGGCGTACCAAGAACTTATTAGTGTCTCCAGGAGAAGTACAGAAGACGAGATTTTGCAGAGCGTAAAGAAATCGATGGGAACGTGAAATAACTTGGCGGCTCTTAATATTCGTGCAATTCTCGCACGTCTCACGACCTACGCAGAAACTCTTGGCATTTTTGATGCGGTATTTATTGGGAATTCGCCTACCACACTACCTGCATCAGGACTTGCGTGCGCTATATCTGTCACTTCTCTTACACCATCTGTGGCATTCTCTGGATTGAGCAGCACTTCTTGCGTTCTCACATGCAATGTGCGAATTTACAAGAACAAAATGACCGCACCAATAGACCTCGTCGATGTTGCTGTGTGGGATGCAGCGGAGAAAATGTACGGGCAGCTTCACACATCAGTCGGATTGTCGGGGGACGCTGTTGTGACAGACATTTTCCAGATAGAGCGCATTGAGATGACGGCAATTTCCGGGTTTGTCCCTGGAGACAGCGGGTTTTATCAGGTAGTGGACCTCACGGTTCCTATTATTTTCGAGGATGTGTGGGTGCAAAATGGCTAAACAATCCGGCCTGGGGATGCTCATGGTTCTCGACCAGTACCATCTATCAGGGGATATCGGATCGCTTGAAATAGGCAGTGAAACTCCCCTATTGGATGTCACTGGCATAGATAAGTTTGCTTATGAGCGTATTGTGGGGCTAAGAGACTCGAAAATGGCGTTTGAGGGGTTTTTTAATCCTTCTGCAGGTCAATTCCATCCTGTTCTTGCGACGCTACCGACAACGGATGTTCTTTGCACGGTCACATACGGACAGACGTTGGGTGTTACAGCGACGAGCATTAATGCGAAACAAGTGGATTACACTATGTCTCGTGGTACGGACGGAGCGATAGCTCTTAGCACAGAGCTACAGGGAAACGGAAATGCGCTCGACCATTGCAATCTACTTACATCCGGGGTACAGACGTTTACGGGTGCAGCGAACGGTAGCGGCTGGGATGCAGGGGCATCATCCACCAACGGATTACAGGCGTATTTGCATGTTACGGCGTTTACCGGGACAGATATTACGGTGGCACTGCAAGAATCGTCCGATGATGGGTTAGGAGACGCATACGGCAACGTAACAGGCGGGGGATTTACCATCGCAACGGACGTTACAGCAGAACGTATTACTGTCACCGGAAACCTTGAACAATGGTTACGCATTGCAGTGACCGGGACATTTACCTCGGCTGATCTGCTTGTCTCTATGTGCAGGAATCCATAATATGCATGTGCCATACCAGCGAAAAACTGAAATTTTTACTCTCAATTCTCCAGTAAAGACCCACTGGCGAACACTTAGCTGTCAAGAAGCAGACTGCCAAGCGCACCAAAAGGGATGGAAAACGGTACTCAATGTCGAAACTGATCTTGGCAGACGGCAAGAATTTTATATACGAAAGTACAGCGGTCGCCATTTTACTGTAGAGAAAATTGCAGACGGCATGCTCCAATTTATTTTTCCTCCAGGGCAGACATGCTTTCAGTCTGATCAACATCGTATCCAAATACGGGAGGAGAATTTTCTTGTATTTAACGGCCGAGGAAGTCGAAAAAATTCGTTACAGATAGCGCATAAAAAACCTGATTTGTGGGTGGAGCACTTTTCCGAATCACTCGACAAAATACGTAAGGAATAGCAATGGGGAAAGTTTCTGGTCTTAATCTCAAGTATGGGTTCAATGATTATGGGTTCAACGATCTCGAATCTCTCGCAAAACCCGTATATGACGGCGATACGAGCATTTATCCCTCTTCAAGGCAAAAACTACAAAAGTTACCCGAGGATGAACGAATTGGAAGGTTGAGACAAAAACTACAAGAGTTATCCGAGGATGAACGAATTGGAAGGTTGAGTTTAGAGGAGGATCAGGAACTCTACAGAGAAATTTGTAGAGAAATTCACAAAGAAATGTACGGGGAGCAGTAATGGCAAAAACTTCTGGGCTTGCGTGGACAACGCTCACTGTCGGTGATGCCGGAGGAACTGACCGTGACTTGCGTGGAGATATCACAGGCATGGACGTCACTCTGCCACGTGAAACGCAAGATGTCACTGGCTTGGATAGGTCTGCAATGGAGCGATTGCTACTCCTTGCTGATTTTTCTGGGTCATTTGAAGGTGTATTTAATCCTGCGTCAAATCAGGCGCATGATGTGTTCAAGACAGTTACATCGACGAGCGTTTTACGAACAATTACGCTCACTGTTGCAGGTGCGACGCTCGCAAATGAGTGCTATCTCACTGACTACGCAATTACCCGGGATTCTTCTGGGGCATTGACGTTCAATGTTCCGTTTAGCCTTGGCGATGGGACAGTACCCACATGGACGTAACAAGTAGTGGATTCAGCCCTAAAAAGAGTTCGTACAAGATAGTTTTTGCAGATCCGAACGATGATTTACTGGGACTGGAAATCACTGTACGTGAGTTCACCATTGGCGAGTTACGCTCACTCATGAGGGTTCAAGGTGCAATTAGCAGTGAACAAGTTGGCGTAAAAACTGAAACCGCCTTAGAAGTATTCGATTTTTTCGGAAAATCCCTCATTTCCTGGAATATTGTCGACGAAAACAATAGTCCAGTCCCAGCTAACGCCGAAGGTCTGGACTATCTCGGACTTGCAAGCGTCATTAAAATTATCAATGTGTGGATGGAAGAGGTGGCGCAAATCTCCACCCCTTTAGATCATCGCTTGAACAATGGCACGCCGATGGAAATTCCGCAGGAGATTTTGAAAACGCACCTAACGAGCTGATAGACGCAGATCTCATTCTTGGGATTTGCGATAGATTCTGCTGTTTGCCTTCTCAGGTATTTGATGAGGGGGCGAGCTTACTGCGCTTATTGGAGATAGAGGCGATTGCGCATCCGGACAAATTTGAGATAGACACTGACACTCATGGTGCAGAAAACTTGGGAATGTAATGGCCGGTGGCTCAAATGCAATAGAAATTGTCATCACTGGTAAAGACACTTCGGCCCCGGCGTTTAATAGGGCCGAAAGCAGCCTTGATGGGTTGGTGGGGGCATCTGAGAATGCTACACGAGCATTGCGAAGAACCAGTGATGAGGGTTTTGACAAAGCAACAGACGCATCGGATCGTACAGAACAGCGTGTCCTAGGGTTGCGAGACGTCTTTACCGGTTTCCAGGATCTTTCGACTGCAGAAGGGCCAGTGGATTATCTCACTGGATTGGGGGACCTTGCGTCTGGAGTGGCGAATTTTATCATTCCTACGATGCAAACTTTGACGAAGACGGTCATTGCGAATTCTGTTGCCTGGATAAAAAACGCTGCGGCTTGGGCTATTTCGATGGGTCCGGTGATCATCGCTGTTCTTGCAGTTATTGCAATTGTCGTGCTTCTTGTCAAAAACTGGGATAAAGTAAGCGAAGTTGCGGTAAATGTGTGGAATACCGTAAAGGATGCCACCAAAGACGCAGCAGAAAAAATAAAAGACTTTTTCTCTCCTGTCACTGATTTCATGGCCAAAGTCTTTAGTGACGTAAAAGACATTGCTATAGTGGCATTTTCAGGGATAAAGGAAGTATTTTCCGGTCTTCTTTCCATAGCAAAAACAGTGTTCAATGGCATTATGTTCGTTGCTACACCGGTGTTCAATGTGATTGCGACTGTAGCAAAAATAGCGTTTACAGTGATCACCTACTTACTCGGAGTGGTGTATCGCACAGGGGTGCAAGTTTTTAGGGGACTCTCGGTAGTTGCAAAAGTGACCTTTTCTGTCCTAAAGGTTGTCTTTTCTGGTCTTCTTGCCGTAGCAAAGATTGTATTCGGCGGGATCATGATCGTTGCGAAGGGGATTTTCACTGTCATCGCAACAGCCGCAAAAGTAGCGTTTACCGTGATAACGTATTTATTTGGAGTGGTCTATCGAATAGGGGTGCAGGTATTCAGGGGACTTTCAGTAGTCGCAAAAGTGGCCTTCGTTGTCATTTCAGGACTCGCTAAAGTGTTCTCTGCAGTAATGCGAGTAGCTTTTCAGGTAGTGCTTACTGTAGCGACAACAGTATTTAATGCAGTTCTTGCAGTGGCAAAACCAGTTTTTGCCGCCCTCGCAGCAGTTGCGAGAGTCTACGTAGCCGTGTTGAGAACTATTTTTCAAGTAATTCTCACAGTAGCGACGGCTGTATTCAATGCTGTTCTCGCTGTCGTAACACCTATTTTCAATACTCTTTTGAGCATCGCAAAAATTTACCTAACGGGCGTGCAAGTTGTGCTAAGAACAGTTCTTGCAGTGGCAAGAACTGTATTTAATGCTGTTTTGTCTGTCGTGCAGACAGTATTCAGCGCAATATCATCTGTCGTCTCAGTTGCGATAGGACCAGTAAAGGCGGTGATACGGTCTGTTCTTGCCGTTGGAAAATCGGTATTCAACAGTCTGTACAATACTGTCGCAAGTGTTTTTCGGCGTATAAAAAGCACCGTGAAAAGTGCGGTAAATTTTGTAAAAAGACAAGTGCGTTCCATTGCGAATGCCATAAGTAGCATACCTGGTGCAGGTGTTGTTAAGAACATCCTCGGTTTTCAACACGGCGGCGTCACCGGCTCAGGGTTGTCGACTGTCGGAGAGCGAGGGGTAGAAATTGTTAGAGGCGCAGGTAAGAGGGTGGTTTCTGCGGCAGACACAGGAAGAGTTCTAAGAGGACAACAGGGTGCAGGGACGTCGATAATTGTGAATGTGTCGGGAAGTGTCGTTTCAGAGAGAGATTTAGTGTCAGTGATACGTGACGAATTTCTTCGTGGCGGATTCGGAGGTGTGAGATGAGCCAATTTCATATACCAAATGAAGCCGAGCTTGCAATGATCGATCTCATTTTGGGGGAGGACTGGAAGTTGCATCTCTTTCGTCTCGACGTCATAAGCGGACTTACCCCAGCACAAATCGCAGCGCTTGACGAGACAGATTTCACAGAAGCTAATTTTCCTGGGTACGCAAACGTCACACTATCTGTTGCTTCTTGGGTGACATCAGAAGGAGACCCTGCAGAAGGTTCTTACGCAACGCAGACGTTTACCAGGTCGTCCACAGGATCACCACAGAACATATATGGCTATTACTACACAAAATCGTCTAACGGGAAGCTTCGAGGTTTTCGCCAGCTTGATGCGCCAATCACCATAACATCGCTGGACGAAAAAATAGAAATCACCCCAGTGATCCATTTCTCAGGTAGTTCGGGAGATACTGTGCCAATAGGAACAAGTGTTGATTTTCGAGGAACAACTGCGCCAGACGGATATCTCCTGGAAAATGGGAGTAACGTTTCCAGGACGACATATGCAGATCTTTTTGCTGTAGTCGGGACCTCATATGGGTCGGGAGACGGATCAACGACGTTCACTCTCCCCGATTCCAGGGGTAGATTTTCGCTTGGTATTGCCGCATCCGGTACTGGATCTGTTTTGGCAGAGACCGGGGGCGCACTGGAACACACGCATGACCTTAGTGGGGTGGGGGCAGGAGTCGAACTCTATTTGGATACCGGATCGGATTCGGTCATTGGGTCATTGACGACGCTCACATCATGGACTGCAGGGCGAGCGTACAATGCGACAGGCGATGTCGTTTCTACTGATACAGGCACAAAAACTGAGGGGACTCCTATACAAGGTAGTACACAGGGGTCGAATCCTGCGTATCTCGTAGCAACACGCATAATTCGTGCAACATGAAATTTTGATTTTAAATGCCTGATGCTCCAAGATGGGTCGCAGAATCAACAGATAACTACACGGTAAACGTCACAACATTTACCGTCAACCTCCCCGCCAGCATCGAAGCAGATGACATTATAGTATGTTCCGTTAACTTGGAGGGTGTACGGACAGACGCAGCGTTCCCCACAACAGGTGACTTCACCCAACTTGCACGGTCGGACACCGGTGTCACGATGCTTTTGTTCGGAAAAGTCTCAGACGGGAATGACTCTTCGGACACACACGATGTTGATCTACCGACATCTGCGAGTGGTTCTGCTATCACATGGGTAATTCGTGGAGCAAATCCAACGATGGTGGAGGGCTTAGGCTACAACCTCTCCACCGCAGTGACTGGGTCAGGTACGAGTGTCGATCCGCCAAACGTTAATGGCTCATGGGCAGAGAAAAATCTTTTTATCGTTGTAGGAGGGGCCGCCGACGACGATGAGACGGTAACGGCATGGCCCACGAGTTACACACATCGACAGACGCAGGTCAATGGAGGCGGAGGAACAAATAACGGTTCGACATCGTTTTTTGCTGCTCGGCAGGTGGACGCAACCTCCGATAATCCTACAGCTCTTACGCTTTCCGCATCAGAGAACTATGTAGTGTACACTCTCGTGCTGCGACCGATTTTGCCTCTACGGCAACCGGGGGGAGCATATGCGGATGGCGCAGGAACGATTGCGTTTACCCCAAATCCGGAAATTGGGCAGGTAGATAGCAATATCGAGATTGTGTGGGATTTCGATGGTGACGGAGATTTTTCCGAGGCGATAGAAAACATCACCTCGTACGTTATCAGTGCAGAGACGAGTGTGGGCAGGGACAGTGCAAGCCAGCTGAACGGGAAAGTCAATCCCGGACGGTTTCGTGCGACACTTGACAATTCGGACGACAGATTTTCGTTTTTTAACTCAAGCTCGCCTCTGAATACCTCACCTTTCTCACTTGACGATGGCAAGTTGTTGCGAGTGCAGATAGCTGGCACATCCGATACCGATCCGGTGCTATTGGCGAAGGACTATTTTAGCGGCACTGGTGCGTTGGGTGGGTCCCCCGACCAGGCGGGGAATACCTGGGAGGTGGTAGAGAATGGGGGGCACTATCGGAGTGGGACAGGAGTTGCACGTCCGATGCGCCCGTATGTGTCTTCTACGGATTATCGTTCTGTTGACGTGGTCGATTTGGGTGTTGATGCATGTTTCATGCAAGCAACGTACATTCTTAGGGACATCCAGACGAACCTAGGTGTCGTCTACAGACTGACAGATGAAGACAACTACGGTTTGATCGCTGTAGAGGCGAATGCTTCTAACTTTTTAGATGTACAACACTGGACAAATACAGCGGGGACGTTTGTCAAAACAGGACAAATTACCATAGAAGACACAACAGAACTCACATTACAAGTGCTTATCTCTGGCACAATTCTGTCAATTTTTATCAATGGGGATCTACGATTTACCCCGACCGCCTATGGGACGGGCGGTCAAAAATATGGCATCTATAGTCAGTGGCCTGCAAAAGACGCTCCAGAATGGGATGAATTTTGTGTCTGGAACACATGGGGAGGATTCACAAATGCAGACGTACTGTGGACAGGAAGAGTCACGAGTGTAGTGCCGACAGCTGAGCCAGGGGGGAAAAAATTTGCGGCTTTGGAGGCGGAGGGTCCACTCTCTATGGCTGCGAATACCGATGTGGATAGTATCGAAACTGTTGGTGCGGACGAAGGAGCAAGCGAGGGGACGTCTGTATCTATAGCGGTTGGTCATGCGCTACGACGAGGTGGCTTGTTGCATCCAGTGGGGGACATAAATCCGACAAATTCCGCTTTGGTACTCAATTGTGGAGGACATGCTTATACGCAAAGAAATCTCCTTAGTCTTCTGCGTGTGTATGAGAATACCGATCTCGGATACGTATTCGAGTGCAATGAGGGACGTGTGTGTTTTCTGTACAATCACATGCTAAGTGCGAATCCTCCAACCACAGAGTTTTCAGATCTACCAGGGGCGCAATATGTGTATGAGTCCATGCAGCTGCACGATTGGCGAGGTGAGCGGGTAAATCGTGTGGTCTCCCCTGTGCCGCCGTATCTGCCGAACATCGTTGCCGGACAATCTCCTGGCACATCGTCAAGTTCCGGGGTAGCAAATGCAGTAGACATGCAAGTGCCTGCTACATTGATCGCCGTAGGGGATTTGGCAGTCTTATTTATCGTGTCGACTGTGCATGACAGTGCAGAGCAATGGGTAACGCCGTTTGGATGGCACAATTTGCGTGATGCGGGCACTGAACTTGGAAAAGTGCGTGTGTACGCAAAGGTCCTTACAGCTGATGACGTAACAAATCGCCCTGTCACGACATTTTACAACGACAGTGCTAGCTCAGGTGGATCATGGGAGATGCATGCGCTTTACCTACGTGACTGGTACGGCAGCGTAGAATCAGGTACGGCAATTGCCGTTTCAGGATACGGTGAACCAGAAACGGGATCTATCGCTCGGCAAGGACAAAACACCACCCCTGTACTCAGCTGTCCTTGGGGTGCGACGGCTACTGTCTACCTGGCGTGCATTGGCGGAATGGATGGAGGAACTGCTTCCGGAGGCGGTGACGTTCCGTCGATTACTGCATCTGCGACGCCATTTGGTATGTACCATCTAGACGATGCAATGCGCCAGGGGCTAGGGACCAATGCGTTTGATGTGGGGTATCAGACTGCAGGCGCAAATAGGGCAGTTGATGTTTTTCCTCCGGGGTCTTTTCTCAATCCTCCTGTAGGGTTCGACTTTTTGGAAACAGTTGTCCTTGCAGTACGAGGAAATGAGGGACAGCCTCCTCCTAGTCTGGGTGGACGTGTTGTCATCAGTGACAATGAGGTTTCACAGTTTGATCTTGGGGCGATAAAGACGTGGAAACACACGGATTCTGTTTTCAGTTCTGTGACGGATGCGGAGAATTTTAATTCGCAAGTCCTCGCAAAATATGCAGACCCACTGCCACTTGTCACCATTTCGTTTACTGCAACGAAGCGTGTGGATTACCGGTATCAGGCGTACATACGCCGGTTCGGGGACAAGATTCATCTTGTTGCTACGGGTAATTCTGGCATGGGCATTGATAGGAACTATCTTATTGTCGCTATACGTCACCGTTGGTCACACGGAGTGACTTCATGGATTACGGAATGGGACCTTAGTCCGGCTTGATACCTAGGGGGAGGGTTGCTTCCTATTATTGGTTGTGATACAATCAATAATATCTTTACTGAGGAGTAAAAATGAGAGCGGCGTACAACGACCTATTGCCCGAAGAACTGCAATCGCAAAATCTTGCAATGGACGAAGAGAGAAGTTACGGCACAAACGTATCTCTGGTGAATTGGCGGAAAGTGCGCCAAATGTACACAGAGTCCCTTGTCAGGCACTTGGGCAAAGAAATGCCTGCTCACTCGTGGACCACGGATGAGATTTTGCGTCATCCTGCCATTATTGAGGAAATAGGGATACTCGACAAACTTGCATACCTCACATCAGCAATTGCACAAACAGTGTATATTTCATATCTTTTTGTGGAGGACGGGCTTTCAGAACACACGTTGCACGAGGCAGAGCAGACATTTCGGGAGTCACTGGACGAGGGTGTCTTGCTCGATGAAAATGATGATCGGATGAACATTAGTTTAGAAGCGCTTTTGCAGCTTTGCTACCAGTCGTTCAGTACATGCACGCTCATGCACAGTAAAGAAGAGTACGCACAAGCTGTCTGCGTCAATCTCGAATTTTATCTGGGACGTCACGGAGACACAATGTTTCGCTATGAGAATGTTGTTATTTGATAGCAACTCGTAAGACACTGTTAGTGTAGGTAACATCAATGGTGTCGGAAAAGAAGGTTCCCACTCTCTGACGAAAGAAAAAGAGTGGGAACCTGTCCCTTGGTCTTGCGATCATCCGTCACAGATGACACACAAAGGATAGTAGATAATGGTAATGCATACCACATTAGAAGATAGACGTGTGCGTTCATGGGAGACATTCCTTGGTTCGTCATTCGTCCGTGTACACGCTCCTGAGCAAAACACACGAGATTGGGAATCTTCTTGGGAGAACTTTTCCCGAACGAACGACACTACTCCTATGTGGGGATTGGACTCAGAATTTACCGTACCAGAAACACAAGGAGCTTTCTGGTCACCTAATTTCAATCTAAGATTGGTCCAGATTGGGAGCAAATCAGACGCTTGGGTTTTTCGCATGGACGATCCATACCAGCGACACATAGCTACAACATTTTTCCAAGACACTCGTAATCAGTTTTGCTCTCACACGAATGCCGATGTGCATGCAATACAAATGGGTCTAGGCGTCGACATCAGTAAGCAAAACTGGAACACACATACACTCGCAAGGATGAATAGCCAGCGAAGTTTTCGCATTCCAAGTCCTATAACACCAGGGAAATACCTGGAAAAATTCGACTTGAAACACGTTGCGACCTGTTATGGCATGCCACAGCTCTCTCAAGCTGCGGATAATCTAAAATTACAGCTCTGTGATTTGGGCCATCGAGAAGGATGGGAGAAAAAAGGCACGAGAAACGCAGAGACGTGGGGTTGGAACAACATCCCGCTGGATCACGAGGACTATCTGATATACGCAGGACTGGACGCCATTGCTGTCCGAGTAATCCTCGATCGGCTGTGTGCGGAGACCAGGGCGCCGAATGTATTGTTGAAAAATGATGCAAACAGATTTAACGGTGTAACTGCACGTATGCGGCACCGTGGTATGAAGTTGGATGTTCAAAAAGCTGAAGAAACACATGATGAGTGCGAAAGGAAAATTGAGAAGCTGAATGGAGAGATACGAGAAATTACAGGAGGAATAGGACATACGCAGAACCAGGCACTAGGTGGATGGCTCCTTGGGCATGGGCTGGATACAACACAACACCCAACTACTGCGACAGGAAAAGTAAGTCTTGCGAAGAACGACCTACCGAAGTTAGCCAACCAAAAGCTGGATGCGACTGCGCAAGCGTTTCTAGAACCGTATCTTGAGACAAAGAAGCTGGTGAATGCTCTACGCACTACAAAGACGTACCTGGATCGTGTGGATGCAAGAGGAATTTTACACCCAACTTTTCACGTTGTTGGTGCGTCAACTGCACGTATGGCTGCTGCAGACCCGAATGTGATGAATGTAAACCCACGTTTGCGTTCTCTGTTTCTGCCGTACAACGAAAATCAAGTGCTTATTAGCGTTGATTTTTCTCAAGCAGAACTACGAGTCCTTGCAGGTCTCACGCAAGAACAACGAATGGTAGATGTGTACCTGCGAGGAGGAGACCTGCACCAAGAGACAATGGACAACTTGCATTGTGATCGTAGGTTGGCGAAAATTGTCAACTTTATGGTCGCTTACGGCGGCGGAGCAAATGCGGTAAGTGAAAGTGCAGGTTGCACTTTTGACGAGGCAAAAGATCTCATTCAAAAATTTTGGCAAAGCTATCCCGCAGCGCTTGCGTTTCGTAATCATCTCTCTAAGTTAGATGATTACGTTGAGACATTCGTGGGTCGAAAAATACCCGTGTACCTCACTTCCGATGGGGTGCCTGCGACGCACAAAAACCTTAATTATGCCATTCAATCGTCTGCTCGTGAATTGTTGGCGCAAGCAGTTCTTCGGATGGTAGAAAATGGAATAGACTGCCAAGTTTGGAATCTAATTCACGATGAGGTAGTCATTTGCGTTGATCGTGCAGATGCAAAAGATGCGACACGAGAATTAGAGGAGGCGATGCGGGGTACCGGATACTTTTTTGGGGTGCCGATCGTCACGGACACGACAGTCTACGTGGAGGAGGAAACAGGCATCTCCCGATGGGGCAAGTAATATATACCTGGTAATTAAATATATAATCGGGTAACATGTAATAAAGGAAAGGGTATGGTGTACACCATACCCTTTCCTTTATCTACAAAAGGACACAAAATGCGATGGTACAAGGACATATCGGACAAGCTAGATCAACTTCCTGCGGGATGGCTGCGAAGAAACACTTTTCTCGCCATGCTAGAAGCAGGAGCGTTTCTCTCCGGGGTTATTGGTGTCTACCGAAGCGGTTACCAGGGGATTGACGCACTATTTTTCTTCTGCGTCACTCTTATGTATGTTGCCGTGCAAGCGGTCTCACGTGTCCGTCACGTGATCGACGTGCTCACGAACGATGCACTGTACGAGCAGTATGTTGGTCCTTCCGTGACACGAGCAGAGGCGAGGACACAAAAGTCGAAGGAGAAAGCGCTTCGTGGCCAGGTGAGCCATGATCGGGTTTGAGATTCTCTGGTGCGCTTTTCTTGGGGTTCTTATCTATTTGGAATTTTTCCGTAGGAAGAAACCCCAAGAAAGTAGCACGTACACAGAAACTACTAATGTCGTCGACACTGATATCAGTGAGATACGTGTCGACGCAAGCAAACATACGGACACCAGTCGGCATGTCACTGTGGACAACAGTCAAAGTACAATTATGCCGAAGTATTTGTTCGTCCACGCAAAAGGTCCCGTGGAGTTGCGATTCGGCATTCCACGTGAGCCAGTGGGTGCGTACGATCCTGCAGTCATCGACACGGCAGTAGCGATGCTGATTGATGGTGCGACCCCAGCAGAGCTGGAACGAATTATACATACACTGCCTGAGCAGGTAGCACTCACTACACTGGCTCGTTTGAGCTTGGAAGCAGACGAGAGGCACAGGGGATGAGTCATGGCTCTACTCGACCTGAAAGAGATTTTTGAGAGCGCAGCAAATTTCCGTCTTTTGCGATCTTTGTCGAATGACGGAGATCGCATTGAGCGTGCGCCTGTGCCTAGTGTACCTATAAAGGTATGGTTGTATGTGCCTGTCTCAGTGTGGGTTCCCATTTTTCTGGCGATGCTCTCATCCGGGACGAGCATGCGCTGGTCAGTGACCTGGGCGTCGACAATTGCCTTTTTTGTTTACGGGCTGTTTCTTCTGCAAACGCTTTTGGCCGCCGGGCTAAACTCTCTTTTTGCCATGCTGTGGGTTTGTGGATTTTACGCACTGGTTTTTTTCATGATTGCATGGACATTGCACAGAACTCTTTTTCTTGTATTTTTCTGGGGCATTGTCGGTACCGCTCTGGTTGTTCTTGCACTAGTCGTGTCTTATTCAGTGACGATACTAGCACGACTGCGGCGTGGCACGATCCTATCTACTCAGGATGTACTACCGTTTTGGTCATCCAAACCCAAAAAGTCGCAGACCGTAACTCTACAGCTTCTCCCGGAAAGCGATTTTGACACTCTCCCCCTGGAAGCAGCAAGTAAAATCTTGGGTCTTGCCGTGGTGCGTGCTGGCGAAACGGACACTGTCGTCCGAGCGGTGACTCAAGTTAGAGGTGATGCTCTGTCTATCTACGTTCAGGTTCCTGAAAACATGGAAGAGGTTTTTGCCGCACAAATGCCAAAAGGCATACAAATTCGGCGAATACCAGAAAGAGTGCTCGCCGATTGGCCCCACAAAAACGCAAACGTGGGTGTTGCACGGGCAAGTTTTCATCCGCAACGCCGTAGCAATGCTCTCGTCGGAGCATTGGAGTCCATCACCATACAGGACCCACACATTCAGATAGAAAAGGCAGCAAAGAATTTTACTGACACCGACGCTGCATATGTCGTTGTGGATGTCGGCCCGGTTGAACAGGGAGAGGCGGAGAAATATCGAAAAGCCGCTCGTGATGCGGGCGGGCAGCTTACAAATACAGACGCAATAGGAATATGCGATATAAGTATAGCCGCAGTAGCAGCAACAGAAGCACGAGCGCAGCAAATCGCCACAAACATTAGCGCCGCTCTACGGCTGGGACTGGATTCCGGACAAAATATACTCCAAGAGCGTATGCACAAAACTGGGACGCACGCTGCTCGGCGATTTGATACCAGCATGCGTGCGGCGAAAATCGATAAGCAGCGTGCGTGGATGATGGCAATCGGCCCCCTCACTCCTCTCTTTCTCCCTCCTATAAATCAGGTCACACTTACGGAGACTGCAGGCCAGGAGGCGATTGGGGAAAGTCTACTTCCTGCATGGGACGGGAAAAATTCTCGATATGCTCTGCCTATTGGAGCAGTGGGCGGGGATATTAAAGCTGCAGATTTGCAGGATTTTGTCGCTTGGTTGCTCGTTGCTCCCTCTGGTGGAGGAAAAACAAGCGCACTTGTGACCGCTGTTGTTTCCTACCTCGTCGCTCAGCCAGATGCATCTGCAACAATTATCGTTCCTGATGCACAAACGGCGAACATGCTCAGTTACTACCTCCAGGATAGAGAAGATCCGGATGCTCGCACGCATATGCAAAAACGCCTCTATGTTATCGACATGGACAATAAAGAAGATGGTGTACTACAGAAGGCGATGAACCCTCTGTTTGTGCCAAAAGGATCGAATCGTGGCCAGGTGGATAACATTGCGAGTGGTGCATTTAGTGCTATTTGTTCCGCCGGTGGATGGCAGACCGACAATGCCCCTAAAATCAGGAGAGTACTCAAAGTACTCATCACCTCACTGGTAGTGGCAAACAGCCGCTTGCCGGAAGACATCCAAACCACGGTATTCCAACTCGCCACTATGGTGCGAGAAGACCCAAAATCAATTGCATTCCAAGAGAAAATTGTCTCTCTTCTGCCGGAAAACATCGCAGGAGATTGGGAAAGGGTGCAGCGAAGTTCTGTTGAAGGGCCGCTTGAGATCGTTGACAGCGCAAAAGTGGACGACACGATGTACACCATGCTGGGGTCGTCAAAAACCCGATGGTCGCCACAAATGGACGTTGGGCACGGAAAAATCACACTCATTCAGCTTCGTACCGGCAAAGACCAGCATGTCGGTAACATATTTGGCTCATTTCTTGCAGCGTACTTGCGCCAATCAGTGTACAACCGGGCTGACATGGCGGACGCCAGAGAACACCCACCACATCTCATTATTATGGACGAGGCACCAGCATTTATTGGGGCATTCCGAGACTCCATAAATCTCCTTTTGACCCAAGGTCGCAAAAGCAATATGCCACTGATTTTTGCAGCGCAGAATTTCGGGCAGCTTCCTTATGGCATAAAAGACGTTGTACTGGCGAATGCCAGTTTGCTTCAGGTTGCATTTAACACGCAAGATGACGCAGACGAATGCCGAAAGAAATTGCTTGTGCCCGATTGCCTACCTCTTACTGGTTTGAAATATCAGATGTGTGCAATTGCACGTTCACCACACCAAGAAAATCCGTTGCAACACAACCTGCTGCAAGTTCTAGATCCGAAAGAAGAACTTGGAAAACTGGGAAAATTGCCATACCCGCAATTGCAAGATGGCGAGGGTGTGTCGTTTGAAACAGTTGCACAACACCAGAAAACTCTTGTGCAACGCATCATAAGTTGTGATGTCGATGCAATTGCAGATGACGGATCTCACAATTCAGCTGCCAGCATTGTCCACGAAGACGTAACGGAGCCAGAATTCACAGATGGTGTTCCGAAATCGACAAAGAAATTTTGGGATCTAGATTGAGATGTGCAACCTGCAACCGCAATTTGCAAT